GGTCAATGCATATTCTCCTATAATCTATAATTGCCGTAATTGGTTATTAGGTGCCAAAGGTCCTGCTCCAAAATCCTTCAAGCCGTTCAATGGAATGATAGATTACGATTGGATCATATGGATTGATGGCGATGTTATATGGAAGCCTGAGGATTTGGAACGATTGATAAGTAACAATGATCATAAGATTGTTACCGGATTCTATATACAACATGACAACAATAGTTATGCCCAAGCAATCTCCTTTAGGGTAGAAGAGGTTGATAACAATACCCATCTGCATTGGATTGAAAGAGAACAATTAGATATCAATAGTAATCGTATCAGATTAGGAGCGAGTGGCATGGGATTCATGGCAGTCAAGGCAGGAGTGTTTGAGGCATTAGAATGTCCTTGGTTCAATCCCATTCCACATGAATACGAGAATACTTACCTATCTGAAGATGTTGGATTCTGCTATAAAGCACAACTGTTAGGATATACCATCTGGGGAGATCCAAAGATTCAAGTGAGACATGAAAAAACATGGATGTTGAGCGGTGATACTGCTGCTGGGTATAAGCCTGAATCATTGATATTAAATCTGGATCCAATACGATGATGCATCCTCCTAAATTCTTATTCTTAGATACGAATCTACAATGTAATCTTAAATGCAAAACCTGCATGTATTGGACAAGGGATGAGATTGTCCAGCCTTCTCATATAACAGTTGAACAACGCAACGAGATAATCAATGAGTTCTATCAATTGAATCCAAATGGTTCTGTTGTCATATGCGGAGGCGAAGCGATGATGAACCCTGAACGATATTGGCCTATCACAAGACAATGCCGATCTTTAGGATTAGGATGTCTGTCAGTCATGAACGGTACGATGGTGACCGATCTAAGCGTAGCAAAGAGATTGATCACGGAAGGTCCAACTGAGATCACGATATCACTAAACAGTTATAGACCTGAGGTCCATGATTCCTCTAGGGGTGTTGTGGGATCATTCGCCGCAGCAACAAATGCGATCAGATTGCTACTAGAAGCAAGGACGATATTAAACAAAAAAACACCTATCTATGCGATGTCTGTCATGTATGAAGATAACTATCGGGACTTAGATCAGTTCTATGACTTCGTGTTGAATGATCTAAAGGCTGACAAGTTAAAACTCAATTGGTTGCAGCCCGTATTTGGTACACTGATAGATAAACAAGGTAAGAATAGGTCTGATAAGTTCTACGAGAACAATGTCATACGGGATCATGTTGGGCTGAAAAAGATACTACATGATTGTAACGAGAAATATAAACTAGGATTAGATCCTGAATATATTGACACTGTAGAGATGTATCATGACAGTGTTCACAACAACCAAGATGCCCTATTAGGATGGGATGGCAGCGGTACCACAAAACTCATCTGTAATAGTTTCAACAGGAACATAATGGTGGATATGGATGGTGTCGCAAGACTGTGTTTCTCACACAAGTTTCCTGGATATAAACTCACTAACAGGGGAGACCTGCGAATGTTCTGGTATGGTACTGACAATCTTAGAGAAGTCATGTCACAGTGTACTCAATATTGCGGAATAAGCCATAGTGTTCGCAGGGTGAATGCTACATTAAAATACCCAAAATCAGCGTAAAAACATCTGTTTACCCATTCGCATGATAAATACATTGACACAGGAAGCAATATACATTATATTGAAGACTGTGTTAGTTGTCTCCTGACAGCGAAACATAAAACACATATTAAAGCTCAACTTAGGCACATTTAAAAGGAGAAAAACAAAATGGCATCACTTCAAGAAATCCGGGCCCGTATCTCGGCGACCGAAAATAAGAACCAAGATCGCGGTTCTAATACACAATCTGACAATGCAATCTACGCACATTGGAATATGGATGAGGGTGCTGCTGCATCTGTTCGTTTCCTTCCAGATGCTAATTCCAGTAATACATTCTTCTGGGTTGAACGCAACATGATCAAGTTGCCGTTCAATGGGGTCAAGGGTGACTCTAATTCCAAACAACTCACTGTTCAGGTTCCTTGCGTAGAGATGTATGGGGATAACTGCCCCATTCTCGCAGAAGTCCGCCCTTGGTATAAGGATGACACGCTGAAGGATATGGCTAACAAGTATTGGAAGAAGCGTACTTACATCTTCCAAGGATTTGTACGGCAGAATCCTATCGGCAATGATACGACTCCTGCGAATCCTATTCGTCGTTTTATTATCTCTCCGCAAATCTTCACGATCATCAAGTCTTCGCTTATGGATCCTGAGATGGAAGAGTTGCCAACCGATTATATGCGTGGTCTTGACTTCAACATCAAGAAGTCTGCTAAGGGAGGCTATGCTGACTATTCTACTTCTACTTGGGCCCGTAAGGAATCGGCATTGACTGAGGTCGAGCAAGCTGCTATTGAAGCACACGGTCTGTTTAATCTAGCAGATTTCCTACCTAAGAAGCCATCTGAAGCTGAACTCCGTATCATCAAGGAAATGTTTGAAGCTTCGGTTGATGGTCGTCCTTACGACAACGACAAGTGGGGTGCTTACTATCGTCCTTACGGACTTGAAGCCCCTGCTGGTGCAGCAACGGCTAAACAATCGGTGACTGCTGAAACCAGCGCCCCCGTAGTTGCATCTCCTATCGTTGACGAAGATGACGCTGTTCCCTTTGATGTAGATCCCGTTGTTGTTCCCAAATCAACATCGACCGACAAGGCGCAGGACATCTTGAAGATGATCCGGGAAAGGCAATCCAAATAGGATTGTCCTAATGATCGGGGGCTAATAACCCCCGATCATATATGGGAGAAAAAACATGACCATGCCAGATGAAAGATATCGGGCTCTAAAACAGAGCAAGAAACTCTTGGAAGAACTATGCGATCCAGGCAAGACTCCAAGGGTTCCAAGCATCATCCGTGACCGTGCAAGGGGTATTCTGCGTCACTATCCGATGGACGTTGATCTAGATAATCTTGCTGAACAATGTCCCGAACTGCTTGAAAAAATATCTTACAATGATAAGATGAAACAAATCGTTAGATAAGGAAATAATATGGCGAAGCCCTTCGATGTAAGTAGGTTTAGGAAAGATATTACTAAGGCTATTGATGGTCTTAGTATCGGGTTCAATGACCCAACAGATTGGATTAGTACAGGTAACTATGCACTCAACTATCGTATTAGCAGTGATTTTAATAAAGGCATTCCTCTTGGTAAGGTTACTGTCTTTGCTGGAGAATCAGGAGCAGGAAAATCATTTATCTGCTCCGGTAATCTGGTTCGCAATGCCCAAGAGCAAGGCATCTTTGTTGTTCTAATTGATTCAGAGAATGCTTTGGATGAATCTTGGCTACACGCTTTGGGTGTTGACACAAGCGAAAGCAAGTTGCTGAAACTCAATATGGCAATGATTGATGACGTTGGTAAGACTATCAGCGAATTCATGAAGGGTTATAAGGCTATGGCAGAAGAAGACCGTCCTAAGGTGTTGTTCGTCGTTGATAGCCTCGGTATGTTGCTCACTCCAACTGATGTTAATCAGTTTGAAGCAGGTGATATGAAGGGCGACATGGGTCGCAAGCCTAAGGCACTGACTGCTCTTGTTCGTAACTGTGTCAACATGTTCGGTTCATACAATGTAGGTCTTGTTGCGACTAATCATACATACGCATCTCAAGACATGTTTGACCCTGATGACAAGATCAGTGGTGGTCAAGGATTTGTCTACGCATCTTCTATCGTAGTTGCGATGAAGAAGCTAAAGCTCAAGGAAGATGAAGACGGTAACAAGATCAGCGAAGTGCGTGGTATTCGTGCTGCGTGCAAGGTGATGAAGACCCGTTACGGTAAACCTTTTGAATCAGTTCAAGTCAAGATTCCATATGAGACAGGTATGAATCCCTATTCAGGTTTGCTTGATATGTTTGAGGCTATGGAACTTCTCAAGAAGGAAGGCAATTCCCTCGTATATAATTGCGTTGATGGCACGATCATCAAGAAGTTCCGCAAGGGTTGGGAACGCAATGATGAAGGCTGTCTTGATCGTGTGATGTTGGAATTCACTAAAAAGCCTCGTGCTAGTCTAAATATTGCTAATCCAGAAGAAGAGGAAGTCATGGAATGAGTCTAGCACTGGTTAATGAAATTTGGAAAGTATTAAAGCCCAGCATTGAAACAGGTGATATCGGTTCTGCTGCTGAGACGCTTGTCAATTATCTGGTTGATGAGGCTTACTCTCCGGCTGAAATTAAGCAAGTGTTTAGGCTAGATTCCGACGTAAAAGGCGCACTATCTTATTATCTGGAAACTCCTGAATGGGGTGTTCAAGATGATGAGGAAGAGGAAGACGATTACTATGATGAAGAAGATTACTAATGACATGGTACAGCCGGATTACTCAGGACTTGAGCGTATTACCGGACTTCATCTCACACTACGAAAATGAAATCATTTCTGCAAAAGCAGATGTGAAGGTGTATGGTAATGTAGAAAAGAATATTGCTGCATTACCGGGAATCACAGAGTATCGCTTCAACCAACTACAAGAGGTCGAAGCGGTACTCAACTTCCTTAATATACAACTGCGACAGATTCGTAGGAAACATTTCCAAAAGTATCTTGAAGGATATGCCCGTGCATTGACCTCGCGTGATGCTGAGAAATATGTTGACGGCGAACAAGAGGTCATTGATTTTGAAGTCATCATCAATGATGTTGCTCTCATGAGAAATAAGTATCTAGGAATTATGAAGGGACTTGACTCTAAAAACTTTATGCTAGGGCATGTGGTTAGATTAAGGACTGCCGGCATGGAAGACGTGACAATAGGATAATGTAATATGGCAATTGATAAAGCATACGTAGTTGGGTATGGTTTAGTAGATGCTTTAGGAAACAATCCAAAAGATTGCTTTCGTCATATGCTAGATGACCTTGACTACTCTTCGGTTATACAACCAATGAAAGAAGAAAATTTAAAGATTTATCAAGCATACTGTGTTGATGAATCTAGTTTGGTATTACCCGATGGTTGGAATAGCAAAGGAACCACACTGACGCAGAAACTTGCGATGCACTCTGCTAACCAAGCACTAGTGATGGCAAATCTCCCGATTAGTAGTAATGTTGCAGTTATTTTTAGCACTTGCTTAAATGATAGTGAGACCCTTCAAGAGCATTTTCCTAAACTTTTAACCAACAAGCGTATCAACCCTAGAATAGTAGTTAATCGCATTCTAGATATGGCTTGCTGTCACATCGGTAGTTACTGGGGATTTATGGGCGCAAGCACTTCTGTTTTTGCCTCCTGTTCGACTGGTATTTTCTCTATAGATTACGCTATGCGATTGTTGGACGAGTATGATTATGTCGTTTGTGGAAGTGGTGATGTTGGATCGCATAATGTTGCTATGAAAAATTTCATGGCGATCAATGCTCTTGGAAATGACAACAAACCATTTGACGATAACCGTGAAGGGTTCGTTATAGGGAGCGGTGCCGGCGTTTTAATCTTGGCATCATCCCGAACAGTAGAGAAATATGGAGCAACCATTCACGCTACTCTATATCCTGCTGGACTAGCAAGTGATGCGTTTGATCAGACTTCCCCTGCACAAGACGGGCGAGGCGCCAGATTAGCTATGGATAAGGCTTTGCGTAGCGGGATGCATATTGATGCGATTTCTGCACATGCGACTAGCACTCCTGTAGGAGATGTGATTGAATATAATACTATTACTGATTATTTTCAGGATGTTCCTATCTATGCACCTAAGTCTAAGATTGGTCATACATTAGGAGGAGCAGGTATCGTAGAAACAATTTATGCAATTGAATCAATGAAAACTGGCATTATTCCTCATATTCACAATCTTACGAAGGCAACTATGGATGTTCATAATTGTTTGGTGAGAGAGAATATAAAATTTGATGATAAACCTATCCTTAGGACATTGAATAATTCGTTTGGATTTGGCGGCAAGTGTGCTGCCCAAATTATTGAAGTTGATCGGAGAATCTAATGGCTACGAGGGATTACCAAGCAATTAAAAATTTAATATACAATTATGATTTTGGCGCAGCGCCTACCGACGCCCTAGTACCCGAAATCACAGAAGACCTAATTACACTTAGTTGTGTTCAGTATCGTTTAAACAACCAAAGTCTATATAAAACAGCTGCCAGCCCCCTTTGGACTACTGCCAACTGGTACGACGCCAAGGCCAGCGGCATTACAGATGAAGACAGGATTCTTGCACTAGATATCAAGCGTCATTTTTCATCAAAATTAATGGTTTTGACGCTGAAAGGGATTACTTTATCCCAATGGCGTAAGGATTTGCAAAAATTGCTTAATGAAGTTGCTCCTAAAACCCTACGCTTTAACTCTAATTATGTAGGTATGGCCTATAAACTACCTTATTTTTATCATTACGATAAAGAGATAGCTGAAATCTTTGGAGGCGAACATCGCAAAATCACAGGCCAAATTGCAGAGCCTAGGACCAAAGCTTCGTTAAGGTTCATAAAAAGTCTTAGAAATCACCTTAAGGATAAAGATAGGATGATAGAGTACTGGTTTTCAGATGATCGGGACAATCGTGTATTGTTCAAGGTTGATCGCAAAAACTCCTTACTTCCGGTCTGGGATTCTATCATCAAGAAGGAGATTGTTGTTTCGGGATATTTCTATTACCGCAACAGAGATGACCTAGATTTTTACGAAATTAAAAATTGGGAAATTGAAATTTAAATAGGATCAAACGTTTTTTTCGGTTGACATCGGTTACCCATTTGATATACTAGATAATAGAGATTGAACAGAGGAAGTGCGTAGTGACTCTCGGTAAACTCAAAGAACTACTTGAAGTGATGAGCGAAAGCCAACTCAAGAAAGAAGTAGTCATTTACACCAATCAAACGGTCATGAAGGTCAACAGTGTCCGGCTTCTTCGTGATGAAGAATCAGGAAAGATATATCCTGCCTTAATCGCATAAAAACGGTTGACATCGGCAACCTACCCTGCTATTATGAATCATAAGATGAGTTCAAGGAGTCGGACATGGGTTATAAAACTTTTGCTCTTTCTGACGAACTTCGTTCTAAATATCAACCTCGCAAGGGACTTGAAGGTCCTTTCTTCTATCCGAATGGTCGGGTAGCTTATTACGATCCTAAAGAAGGACACTACTGGGATCCGAATACGGATTTCTACCTCTCTCATGAAGAAGCAGCCGACCTACAAAATTCAGTTTTTAACGCGATAAAAGGAAATTAAAATGCGCGAGACTAAGTTTCAGCCTAACGTGAACCAAGGGTACATCCTC